AGCAGGACCGAAGTAGGTCTTGAACGTATCCACGGTTCCAGTAGGAATCATGTAAGCATCACCAGCAGGAATCAGACGCTGACCGTTGTACGAACCACGGTATTCAACGTAGGTCACGTTGCCATGCACGAAGGTACGTTCGGTAGTCAGACCACCCAGACGGTTACGCAGAGGCTCTTGGCTAGAAGTGTAGTACTTGTAAGCTTCCACAACACCAGCTTGCTTGATCAGCTTACCGAAGAATTCAGGAGAGCACAGAGCCAGATAACCAGAGATCGACTCACCCGACAGGATGTTGTCTTGGATATGAGCGATACCTTCTTCGGACTTTTCAGTCACGTTAGTGGTAGCAGTACCAAGCACGAAGTCAATTTCCTTACGAGTAACACCGAACACGCTGTAGAAGTTCGAAGTCACAGTACCGTTAGGGGCGTATTGCTGACCAGTCGTCAGGGTGAAGCAACGAGCAGCTTCCAGCGTAATAGCATGATTCATACGAATACGATTCAGCTTACGAGCAATCACAGCAGCTTCGGTTTCAGCAGCGTCACTGTTGCCATATGCACGCTTACCAGCGATATCGGTAGGCGAGACATAGTCATCCAGAGGGTGGTGGGTCAGGGCGAAAGCATACAGCTTGCGGTTGTCATCACGGTTGACGTTATGACGTTCACCACGCACCTTGTCACCGATTACACTCAGGGTACCTTCAGAGGCTTCCAGAGTAATAGAGTTTTGAGCCACCGAGTCGGTATCGAAAATACCAAGACGGTTCACCAGACCCCAGGTATTGGGAATCAGGTTCAGTTCTTCGGTAAGGTCGGTAACTTCAAATTGATTAGTAAAACTACGAGCAATAGTCATTTTGTTATTCCTTCTTATTAGGCTGCGTCGTTAGACAGGATGTTGCGCGATGCCAGTTGAGCAATAGCAGCGTTACGTTCAGCATCAGTATCAACCGAAGCACCAAACGACAGAGCAGCACGGCTAACAATAGCAGGGCCACGCACGCAAGCAAGGACGCGAACGTCAGTGTTAGCAGCAGTAATCACATCCTGTGCCAGCACGGCAGCAGCAGTTTGCGAACCATCCGAAGCAGTAGCTTCAACACGGCGATACTTACCGTTGGCGGTGATCACACCCAGAACAGTACCAATCTTCAGATCACGAACAGCAGTTTCATTCAGAACAACAACTTCAAAGCAGAAGTTGATCGAAGGTTCATAGATGTGCTTGAAAGTGTGGCTGAAACGCAGATTATCAGTAGCGATAAGACTCATTTATTTCTCCTATAAATTATTTGCCTGCTTGCAGTTGCTTTTTAACAGCTTTTGCAATCAGAGACTCTTCGGCTTTTTCTTCGGCATCGCCGGATGCACCAGTTTCTTGGAACAGAGCAGATTTTTCAATCTTGTCCTGCAGATCAGCAAGAGCCTTAACTACAGTAGCGAACTCTTCTTCTGCCTCAACCAGACCCACAGCCTTGAACAGAACTTCAGCAACTGCTTCATCTTTCACAGCAGCCTTGACTTGTTCAAAACGGGCCTTGCGAACTGCTTCCTTTGCTTTGGTTTCAAAGTCAGCAATCTTGTCTAGAGCTTTTTGAAGCTCTACAGCTTTTTCTTCCAGTTGCTTTTGAATAACAGCGAACTCGCTCTTAGCAACCATTTCAATTTCTTGACTCATTGGTTCTTCCTTATTTGCGGTAATTTCAGTCTTTTCGACTTGTCCTTGAGTAGCTTGCTTCAGAATTGGCTCAAGGAATTCTTGAGCTTTCATCACAGCCAGATATTCATCCTCGGAAAGCGCAGAAAGAGCTACAGCGAGGTTGTCAGCTTTGTGTACAGATTTTAGTACTTCAAAAGCTTGAACTTTTTCTTCCAGATAGTCTTCGTATGATTTTTCATCACCCATCTCAGACTCTGGCTTTTCATATCCCATTAGTTTTGCAAGAACATACGCATCTTCGTAATACATATGGAAGAACTTCTGAAGAAAATCAGGTAGTTCCATAGTAACTCGGATTTGTTGCATCTTTTGCACAAACTCTTCAGAGAAATTCAAAGACTTCATGACCAGGGTTTTGTAACCATTGGCCCCTCCGCCTACAGAGGGGCCAACCAAGCTAACAGCAGCACCTTCCTTGGAGAAGTCAATGTTAGATAGCTTACGCACAGCTTTCTTTTTCTTTTGTTCCATTATGTCTCCATCGGTTTTGTGTTTGCCAAGGCTTGAATAGATAAACCATCAAAGGTTCCATCCTTGACTTTAGCCCAAAGGTCATCATCTTCGAAATAGCAAGTAGCTAACCATGTACCCTTCTTGACAAATGTATCACCCAGTACCATATCTGTTCTGGAGATATATGACTCAACAAAACTGAAGTCTGTAGTGTCTACAAGATGAAGGAGATTGGCTTTCATGCAGAATCTGTTAAAAGAGTAACAGGCCTCTTCTACATCATCTGCTGAATACCAATCTCCATGAAGGTCTGTTGTCATCCCGTCATCATCTTGAGGTTCTAGTACAATGAATGTAGCTAGTTTCTTCTCTTCGTTAAGGGACTTAACAACTGGTGTAGCTCTTGAATTATCTGCGGTATTATCTTTATCTGCAGTATTCAAAATAGCTCCTGAATATGTTATAGAAATAATTATACCATAGAAATGGTTAAATGTCTAGGGTTTGGGGCCCCGGAGAGGTATCTCCGGGGTTTTGTTACTTACTCGCAAGCGTGGCGGGCGCGGTGTGGATAGGCGCGGGCCAGACCGGGCGTATCCCTTGCTAATTTTGTGCCTATATGGTTAGGTTAACAATCCGACTTGGCGTAATGCGTTAACTACCTGACCTATTGTGTATCCGTCAAATGTAGACGCCGAATTCACAGCGGTCCCCGTGTTAGCAACGAAGGCACTGGATGGTCCGGTCACGGTTGGCTTTGCCACAGGGACACCTCCATAAAACCCTAAAGAGCGCCCGCTGATTCCGACAACCGTTGACCCATCACCTCGCGCCTGAAACGCATCACCCAAGTACGCCCCAGCAGCATCAAAACAACCGATCAGATAGCGGTCGTTTCCTGAAGCGTTGAAACCTACAGCCTTTGATAGAGTCCCATTTGTACGCACAAACTGTGTCTCAACGGAGTAGTTACTGTTCCCCAAAACAGAGTCTAACTGACCATTTACAAGGCGGCGATTGATGATCACCCGCGCGTTCGGGTTGCTGCCATTGATTGTTGCTCCGGAATCTGTCGTGGTGGAACCGATGTCGATGTCCACTGAGCCGTTATCTACATAAACGGCGCCCATCGTGTACGCTGCATTGGCTGTTGGGCTGGTGGTTCGGCGCTTAAGCACCTGCCCACGGACAACTGTGCGGCTCGCATTGCCGGTTGCATAAACGCCATAGCCGGTCCCAGCAAAGCCGACAGTATCCAGTGACATACCGATGAACTCATTACCGGAGCCCCCGTCAATATGCAGCGCGTTCCCAGCGCAGTCCTGCACCTCCGAGCATGCAACGATGTTGTTCCTACCACCCTGCTGCCAGAACCCATGACCATTAGGATTCGCCCAGTCAAAAGGTACGGTCCGTGGGTTGGTGTTGCCGTTGAAAAACGCTTTTATCTGGCTGAATCGGTTGTTTGAACCACGATTGCGGAAGCCCGAAGCGAAGTTATGAGATGATGTGCAGAGCGTGAAAAAGCTGTCTGTGCAGAGTGTGTCGATGTTGAAGCCGAACTGACCGCAGTTCTCGACAAAAACCCGATAAGCCTCAATCTCACGAATGTTTTCGCCGAGGTAAACGCCGTCACGCGCAGCGTAAAAAACGCGAATTCTATGCAACGTTGTCTTGCTGTCGTAAATGTCTCCAGAACCCGCAGCAGATGACCGCTGAAGGTTGATCGCATCACCTGTTGTGTTCAGAACGCGGTTGCCATGCACGGACAAGTCGCGCAGTCCGTTGTTTACTGCATTGTTGTCGAACAATGTGATGAAATTTGCATTGGTTCCTGGGGCCTGTTTGATTTCATTCATCCACCATGATGAACCTGCAATCATTATGTTCTGACGCAGTTGGATGGCTTGCGCCAGGATTGACCCGGGCGGCAGCTTGATCAGCCCGCCGTTGTAGTTCTCAAACAGGTGGAGCTGTGCACGCGTAAAGGCGTTTGTATAGTCAGACTCGGACGGCAGCTTGAATCCATCTAAAGCAACTTCGTGCTGGACGCCCCCAGCCACCTGCCCATCAGGCCCTTGAATACCAATAACATTACCACTAAGATCCTTCTTAACAGTAACAGCATCTGCAAGAGAAAAATTATCTACACTGCCATCTGTTCTTTCAACAGATACATCGCCCGAACGTCTGTCCAGGTAAAACTCATTTACACTCATATTATTTCCTTATTAGGTTGCATTCTCTGAATTCATACTGAGATATAACTCAAGAATTCTCCAGATTACTAACTGAATTGTCAGATCCACCAGGGGATGTACTAGTGCCCTCTCCTGGAGTTTTCATACCATCACCAGCACGACTTTCA